TATTGTCGTTAGCTACTAATACGTCTGCTCCACTGGCGGCATTTGCGGGGGCGGCTCCTGTGAGGACTGGTTGATTACTGTTTGATTGATTGATGTTTTGTGTGCTACCAAATCCAGACGTTGGCGTTCCAAATCCTGTACTGCTACCAAAGCCTGATGGTGAACCAAAACCGCCGGGTGAACCGAAGCCTCCTGCTGAAGGTGAGCTAAATGTTGTTGGCCCGCTTGATGATATGTTGAACTCAATTGAACTTCCTCCATATGTACTACCTTGCGGGAATTGTTTTATACTAGGATCGGCCGATAATGCTTCGTGGTGCTCATCATCCAATGCCATTGGTTGTTCGTATCCTGCTTTTTTAGGTAATATTGTTGCCATCTTTATAATCCCGCCATCGCTTTAAATGCTTTGATCTCACTATCTTGTTCTTCTGCATATAACTCTTTTGGCTGCATACCTGCGGCTACACGCATCTCATTAAGTTCTTCTTCACGTTCCATATCTGCACGATAGTCGTGTGGTGATAAAACTATTTTTTGTTTTAGTACTTCAACATCCGGTTCGTATTCTTCATCATCCACTGTTATTGTCCAATCTTGTAATGACATATCAGTTAGTGTTTCTAAATCTTCTAACAATTCAATGATACGTTCGGGTGTACTAGTCCTGCGGTTCATTTCAACGAACACTAAGTATTTTCCAGGAACTAATTCACCGTCACTAACCTGTGCGTCTAATACCCAATCATATCCACGCTCAAACCAGTCACTTAAGTCTTCACCAACCTGTTTACCTTTTACAGTAAATGATAGTGTAACGATTTCATCATCTTCACCCATCTTGGCTGCGTACTCATCAACTGATACTTCAGGTATCATTTGACCTACTAGGTCGTGATAGTCTAAACCTTCATTTAATATTCTTTTGCTCATATGCCTGGTATCACTGGTAATTGTTGATTGGCTTGTGCTTGAGTATCTTCTTGATCCTCAACCTGATCTTCCGATTCCATATCGTCTAGACCATCATCATAACCGTCATCTAATTCTTGTAAGTCAATCGTCTGTCCTGCTAAATCGATACTACCTTCACGGATTTCTTTCATCAATTCTTTAGGCATCTCAATACGAACTAACCAAATTGGACGTTCTTTCATTTTTGGATACATTGTACCGGGTACAAAGTCTTCATAATCTTTAACTTCTACTGGAACTTTGATATGTGTCTTTTTAAACTGTATTTTACAACCGATACTAACTAAACGTTTAGCACCTCTTGGGTCAGGCATCATTTTATAAGGGTACATAATAGTACAGGCAACTGAGTAACGTTTTACTTCAGGACCGTCAACTAGTTCACCGATTTCCCAGTTCTTGTAAGCATATAGGTCTGCTTCATCTAATACACGCTCAAAGTCCATAGCAGTAGATAACGAGGCATCACTTGTAAATATGCCTTTTACGGTGTCAATTATGCTGACAAAATCAACGTTATTGAAGAAATTATCGGCGGCTTTAGTATCTGTAGGTTTCATATAAAGTATTTATCACTATTTCGCAATATATAAGAATAGAATTATAGTTAAGTCTTTGCGGAGCCTAATATTTATCATTAAAGTTTGTGTTAAAAGTATGATACATTGACTGATTAGGTTGACCTTAAATATTATTGAACGTAAAAGTTCACGCTCACTCAAAGGAGAAACAACTTGGGCAAAAGAAAAACTAGTGCAATACGCAATCAGGAACAAGACACACGCTTTACACATAACAAAAAGTATGACCAATCAAATACATTTTATATGAACCAGTCAAAAACAATAGATTTTAATCAAGGAATTCCAGTAAAACCGAAAGTTAAAACACCTATTGAAATGGTTCCAAAATCGGTCAATCAAGAAAAATACATACTCTCTTTACTAAACCCCCAAACCGACATAGTTATAGTCTCAGGCCCAGCAGGCACTGGTAAGACTTATCTAGCAATGCAGGCTGCTATCCGAGCCTTACGCAATAGAGAATGTGACCGTATTATTCTTACTAGACCGGCAGTAGGTGTAGATGATGAAAAACACGGATTTCTGCCAGGTGATCTGAATCAAAAGATGGAACCTTGGACTAGACCGTTATTGGATGTATTACGTGAATACTATACAGTCAAGGAAATAGCCCACATGCTAGAAGAACAAATAGTGGAAATCGCACCTCTAGCATTTTGTCGAGGACGAAATTTCAAAAATAGCTGGATAGTATTAGACGAATCACAAAACGCTACACCAAGTCAACTTAAAATGATTATGACTCGCATCGGAGTAAACAGTAAATTAGTCATTACCGGCGACGTTGAACAGACCGATAGACGATCTTCCGAGAACGGGTTATTAGACTTACAATATAGATTAGAAAAAATGGGGGTGCCAGGATTACAAATATGTAAATTTGATGTTAAAGACGTTCAGCGTCATAAAATCATTGAGCATATACTAAAACTATACTCATAAAAAACGGGGCACTGCCCCGTTTTTATTTCATTTCGATTGGTGCTTCTTTTTCAAGTCGCTCAAAGATTGACGGATAGATTTTCTGATAATAAGTATACATCCTATCCCAATCAGTATCTAACTTCTTGCCTTCAATAATACACTTATCGATATTTTTCTTACCGAAATCCATAATGACATTACAGGTTTGAATATCAGACGAACGAACTTTTTTAGCTACTTTAACCTGTTCATCAATCTGTCCGCCTGCTTTGCGAAAATATGTTATTAAAAAATATCTCATTGATTTGTTAACTCCACTAGTGTTGCTGCCAAACTAATCTCGGGAATTCCCACCAATGATAGATTAGCTAGACCATTTCTAATGATAATAATACTCGCATCACGTTGTTCTTGTGACGGTCCCCACAAGTCTAAGTTCTCATACATCCAGCGATATGTATCTTCTAGTCGTGTTGGATAAAGTGCAAGATATTGCAACAACTGTTGTCTTCCTTCAATAATTTTGCCACTTTTGAATAGTTTTACAGCTTCAACTAGTATCTCATCTTCACCTGAACCTACACTCTGTGGTGCTAGTAATGTACCAGTGCTACTATTAACCTGTAATTGATTTAGACATTTACGCAAGTCTGGATATGTAGCACGTACATAGTTATCTAATACATCTAAATCAAAGTCAACATTTTCACTCACTAGCACAGTTGCCGCTCTCGCAGTGAACTCTGTTTTGTCTGTTTTTGTAATATGAAATTCGTGGCATCGTGATTTCAATGCAGGGATAATTCTATGCTGATAGTTACAGGTTAGAATAAAACGTGCAGTTTGATGATATGCTTCCATATCATTACGCAATGCCGCTTGACCAGCTGGCGTTAAGTAATCTGCTTCGTCTAGTAACACGACTTTAAACTTACCGAAAGGCATTGTTTGTACAAAGCCAACGATACGGTCACGAACAACATCCACACTATTTTCACGTGACGCATTGATTTCTAGTACGTCATATTCTTCTATACCAAGCTCTTTGATTAGAACTTTAGCCAGTGTAGTCTTACCTGTACCCGGATCACCTGATAACAATAGATGTGGGATAGATTCATCTTTGATCCAACCCTCTACCTGTTGTTTTTGTCTGTCATCTACAAACACATAGTCTGCTACTGTGCTAGGACGATACTTTTCTACCCAAAGACTATTCTTCATTTTCTTAACATTTCTAGTGTGATGATGTGTGCGATACCTTGACCCATATCTTGGTCAGAAGGAATGATATGTAAATTGTGATTGTGTCTGTCAGTTTTTTCATCATATGATGAATATTCTAAAACGTAGCCACCACTAGCCATATGAATAGTAAAACTCATACCCCTGCTGTCAAGTGTTGACCCTCTACTAATCAGAGAACCTCTTCTATGAGATTTTGTTTCTACAACCTCATTTATATCTTGCGGGAATATAAAATTGTGTAATTTTTGTCTAAACCAGTTCATCATTAGTCTTCCTCTACGAAATCAATAACATTACCATCTTCATCAGCAATGATAATACGAACATTACCATCTTCATCTTCAATTTCTAAAGGTCCCCATACCCAAACTTCTGTGTCGCTTAAGTACCATTCACCTTCATCTTCTAGTGAGTATAAACCTTCTTCATCGATGAATGCACGGAGTTTTTCTTCTTCAGCTTCATCTAAATCTTCAATCTCAATGTCTCCCCAGCAACCACCGTCAAACATTTCAACTAGTTCTGTGTTGTCAATGTTATCACCTATTAAACTATTTAAATCAATGCTATCTTTCTTGCCGTCTCCATTGGGCATTTCTTGAAACTGAATGTCGGGAAACTCATCGTCAGTAGTTTCAATTGTATATTCACAACGACGGAATCCGTCTGTAGAAATAATCTTTCCATCACCTTCACGTTGATAAAAGAATTCTCGTTGTTCACACGATTTTTTATAATGTGTTCTAATTGTCCAAGTTGCCATTTTAATATACCTTATCACTTAGTGTTTCATCATTCATCGGCTCATCCGATACTAGTAGTATATCATTAGGATCAACTTTACGCAATGTTTGTTTACCCAAAGGAGTCTCAACTGTAATGCCACGTGTCCATCGACCGTGACTGATAAGAATCCATTTACCAATCTCTAGCTGTGGATCATCTTGTTCTGGACCTAGACCATAAATCTTAGCCCAGCGAGGACGAATACCCGACGACTTTTTATCATCATCCATTAGAATAATACCACCGGATGTTACCCGTTCATCAAAATGCATATCTGATACAATGATATGATCTTTAAAGAATGTTAATTTATCTACTTTGGTTGGACTAAATGCTGGTTTTGACATTATTTTTTCTTTGTTAAATCTTGTTTAAGTTTCTCAATTCCTAAATCGTCTTCTTCTAAACTACGTTCAATTTCATTAAGTTCAGACAAATCAATTTTAGATTCTGCTTTGGCTTTTGATACCACTGTTTGACGAGCACCTTTACCCGAATCTTGTGCTGAACGACTACCTACTGTTTTAACATAGGCTTTATTGACCTTATCTGTAGCAGATTCAATAACTCTACCTGTGCTATCAACAGTGTCGCCTCTAGCATTCATACTCATATTACTAACGGCTCTCATTGTTTCGTGTCTTGCGGCAAGGGCTGCCATATCAAGTGATTTACCTTGTGCTGTTCTTCGGATTGACATATTTTCTCCTTTGGTTATTTGTCTATTTAAGAAATTCATCTATAGACAAGTCATATGTTAAACTATTTATTCTGTGGATTCCTATAAGATAAAGAACATAGCTACTAACACTACTTCCCCTACCTACACCCCATACAATATTATGTTTACGCATTGTGTCAACTAGATATTTCATATAACACAATAACATAAACAT